TGACGGCAAGGTCTTGAAAGGGCCTAACTATCAACCACCTGTACTTACTGATCTCGTTTAATAATGTCCGCTCCTCCCAAAGAACTTATCGCTCGCACTGGGCGAGTGCAGTCTTGGATTGACAATCCCACCAGCCGCCTACCTGTCTCCTGCACCGTCTTTGTGGTGGAGGATGAAATGGAAGGACCAAACGGCATTGAAGCCTCTTGGAGGTTTGTATCCCATGCCCTCCGCTACGGAGCTGGGGTAGCAGTTCACTTGTCTAAGCTCCGCCCTAAAGGGGCAGAGAACGGCAAGGGACTTGTAGCCTCTGGTCCGGTATCATTTGCCAAAATCTATTCAACTCTTAATGAGATCCTGCGGCGTGGTGGAGTTTATAAAAACGGTGCTGTGGTGTGCCATCTGGATCTTAGTCATCCCGACATCTTGGATTTTGTTTCCGCTAGTCGCTCTGATCTGCCTTGGGTTAAGCGTTGCGTCAACATTAATCCGCATTGGTGGACGGAGGCAAAACAGGAAGTCAAGGAAGCTGTACTACAAGGCATTCGCCAAGGGGACATATGGCTGAATAAAACAAAGGTAGATCGAAATGGAAATCGAATCAGGGGAAACGTTTGCCTGGAGGTGTACCTGCCCTCACGGGGAACCTGTCTACTGCAGCATGTCAACCTCGGTCAATGCGAACTCAGTGACATTCAAAGTGCATTTGTCACAGGAATGTCCCAGCTGTGCGCCTTACACGGCCAAACAGGTGTTGGAGCTAGCGGAGAGTACCTCCCTCCGGAGACGGATCGCCAGGTCGGTTTGGGAATGCTCGGACTGGCTAACCTGCTCCGTCGCTCCGGTGTGACTTACAAGGAGTTTGGCGAAGCACTTGAGTCAATTAACACCAAACAACCTCACCCCCACACTCCTGCATCAATCCTTGCTCACGAGCTGCAGGCAGCCATCAAAGCTGCTGCTCAGGTAGCCAAGGTAAACAATATGGAGCGGGCCTTTGCCATCGCTCCTACAGCGTCCTGTAGTTACCGCTATACGGACCTTGATGGGTACACCACCTGCCCAGAGATTGCCCCTCCTATTGCCCGCCATGTGGACCGTGACAGCGGTACGTTTGGCGTCCAGAGCTTTGACTACGGTCCTGTTGAGATCGCTGCTGAGGTTGGCTGGGAGGCTTACAAGAAAGTCGCTGATGGCATTATGAGGATGCTTGACGCTACGGGACTTCTTCACGGTTACAGCTTCAATAGTTGGTCTGATGTGATCACCTATGACGAAGCGTTTATTGAAGAGTGGCTGCAGTCTTCGCAGACCTCCCTTTACTACTCGCTTCAGGTTATGGGTGACACCCAAGACAAGACCAGTGCATACGCCGCACTGGAGGAGTCGGAAGTGGATTCCTACCTGGAGTCAATTCTCTATGACAGAGACGACGATCCTGCTCCTGATTGTAATTGCGGCGAATGAACCCTTATCAGAAACTACTAAACCGTAAAAGAACCTGGACTCCGGTCCAAACAACTGCAGGCCAGCTCGTGGAAGGTGCTGAAGAAACTATCTATAGAGCACTTGCGATCCGCCATATGGAACTGCCTGTAGGAGATTTTATCCATGAAGCTCTTAAGAATGAAGTTCCAGAGATGGCAAGGGATCTCCTTTTGTCCAATATCCAGGACGAAGAGAAACACGACCTTGCTCTCGGCTACATCGCCAACGCTATCGGCGTTGATGAAACAGCTGAAGATGAAGCAAAAAAACTACGAGACGCCTGGGTTGCTCATCCAGATCACACAGTCCTCAAAGCGATGGTTGCCGAGCGTGCAATTTTCTTTGTGCTCCTCCCGTTTTTCCGATTTAACGGTGATGCTGGTCTCCGAACAGTAAGTGCAGATATCAGTAGAGATGAACAAGTCCATGTGGCTACGAATAGCTTGGTATGTCGTGAGCTTGGTCTCGATTGGAGTCCTTCTCTCGATAAGCTCCGGAAGGCAACCATTAATTGGGTGATGCAGCCTTTATCCTCTGCCAACCCAAATAAATATCTGAACAAAAAATTTTGGCTGGATGCAAGCGATCGTCTGATGTACGAAGGCAAAGCTCCTGAATTGTCTGAGACAAAGCGAGCTCGTATGCCAGCGTTCTTTGAACATGCCAATCCAAACCTCCCCCAATATGCTTGAGCCGATCCTTGGACCGGATGTCAAGTACATCCTTCAGGAAATGGAGGATATCTTTCCGCCCGTTAACCCCACTCCAGACACAACCGTAAGCCAGATCATGTATCGAGCTGGACAACGTTCCGTTATTGAGTGGTTACAACAACGTATTACGCAAGACTAATGTGCTTCTTTAATGCCCCCGCACCATCTCCTCCCCCTGCTCCTCCGCCGCCCGCTCCTCCGCCGCCTACACCTCCGCCGCCGGATGCGCCTAAGCCGATGGAAGCAGCCAAACCTTTGACTACAGATACCACTGAAACTCAACCAAAGGTCACCTATGGACGGAAAAAATCTGATGACATTGCGAGTCGGTCCGCCGGTGCCAGCGCACTTCGTATCCCTTTGAATCCTGGTTCTGACTCTGGCAACCCTGGAGGCCTAAATGTCTAAGGCTAGGGAACGCTACGAGCAACTTAGCTCCAACAGAAATCAGTATTTGAATGTTGCTGTTGAGTGCTCTGAACTTACCTTGCCATATCTTGTCACTGATGATACCAACACAAAGAACTCACGTAAGTATCTGCCAATGCCTTGGCAAAGCGTGGGAGCAAAGGCGGTCGTAACGCTTGCATCTAAATTGATGCTTGCTTTGCTTCCGCCTCAAACTACCTTCTTTAAACTTCAAGTACGAGATGACAAGCTAGGGGAAGAAATCCCAGCTAACATTAAAAGTGAGCTTGATCTTTCATTCTCAAAGATTGAGCGCATTATTATGGATTACATCGCAGCATCTAATGATCGCGTTGTAGTTCACCAAGCAATCAAGCATTTGATTGTGAGTGGCAATGCCTTGATCTATATGGGCAAGGATGGTCTTAAAAGCTATCCCTTGAATCGGTTTGTTGTTAGCCGTGATGGCAACGGCAATGTGATTGAGATTGTCACCAAGGAAATGATTAACCGTAAACTCCTTGGTCCGGAATTTGAAAAGCCCGACCCTATGCGGGTGACGGATGAATCCACAACCGATGACGACGATGTGGATGTCTACACCTATTGCTGTTTAGAGAACGGGCGTTGGATGTGGCACCAAGAAGTCTTTGATAAGATCATTCCCAATAGCCGCAGTACCGCACCAAAGAACGCATCCCCCTGGCTTGTCCTGCGCTTTAATGCAGTTGATGGAGAAGACTATGGGCGTGGTCGTGTTGAAGAATTCCTTGGGGATTTCCGTTCACTCAATTCACTCTCTCAGGCCCTCATAGAAGGCTCCTCAGCAGCCGCTAAGGTTGTCTTCCTGGTATCACCCTCAAGCACTACCAAACCGGCCACACTGGCGAAGGCAGGTAACGGTGCGATCATTCAAGGTCGGCCTGAGGACGTAGCAGTTGTACAGGTTGGTAAGACCGCTGACTTTGCAACAGCTGCAAACATGGCAGCATCTATTGAGAAGCGAATTGGTGAGGCTTTCCTTCAGTTGAATATTCGTCAAAGTGAACGAACAACTGCTGAAGAAGTACGTCTTACACAACTTGAGCTTGAGCAGCAACTTGGTGGACTGTTCAGTCTTTTGACTGTTGAGTTCCTTGTTCCTTATCTGAACCGGATTCTTCTTGTTCTTCAGAGAAACGGTCAGCTACCTCGTATCCCACGCGACTTCGTTCAACCACAGATTGTGGCTGGTATTAATGCGCTTGGCAGGGGTCAAGACAGGGAGAGTCTTACAAGCTTCATCATGACCATTGCTCAGACCCTGGGTCCTCAAGCACTGCTTCAGTACATCAATCCAAGTGAAGCCATCAAGCGGCTTGCTGCTTCTCAAGGCATCGATGTCCTGAACCTTGTCAAAGGTGAAGAGCAGATCCAACAAGAGATGGCACAACAACAGCAACAAGCTGTGCAGCAGACCCTTCTTAATCAAGCTGGTCAGCTTGCTAAGACGCCAGTGATGGACCCCGAAAAGAATCCAGCTATGGCTGAGCGGCTGCAGCAGCAACAACAACCACCTATTGAACCTACACCTCAATGAGCGAAACGCTAACCTACGATCCAACCCCGGAGAGCAGTGAATTTACAAGTGATGAACTGAACTCTCTAGAGGTAGGTGAAGAGCTTATGGCTCAACACGAGCAACTCTTGGCAGGTAAATACAAGAGTGCTCAAGAACTTGAACAAGCTTATATTGAACTTCAACGTAAACTTGGCGACCCTAGTCGCTCTGAAGACACTGCTGAATCTGAAGCAGCTGATGAAGAGACTGAGGAAGTTGATGACAAGGAAGAAGAACCTGATCAGCCTGCAGTAACTCTCATTACTGAGGCATCCACTGAGTACGCTGAGAATGGAAAGCTCTCTCCTGAAACAATGGAGAAGTTTTCTCAGATGAGCTCTGAAGATCTGGTAAACGCATATGTTGAGATGTCAGCAAAGGCTGCTCAACAACAACAGCAACAACCTGCCAATGACTTTAGTGATCAGGATGTACAGTCCATCAAGGAGTCCGTTGGCGGCGATGAAGCCTACTCAGCAATTGTTGGTTGGGCGGCAGATAACCTAGATCCTGAGACTATCCAAGCTTACGATCAACTCATTGAACTTGGCAGTCCTCAAGCTATCAAGCTTGCGGTTGCTGGACTTAAAGCACAATACGAAATGTCTAATGGTTTTGAAGGTGAACTGCTGACTGGTAAATCCAGTTCCAATAAAGCAGATGTATTCCGTAGTCAAGCTGAACTTGTTCAAGCAATGGCTGATCCGCGTTATGACCGCGACCCTGCCTATCGCAACGATATCTTGCTGAAGCTTGAGAGGTCTGATCTTGACTTCTGACAACCTTTGGGCCAAAGAGCCACCTATCTATATGGATCCTAATTACCTCCAATCTCACAACGAACGCGCTGAACTCCTTAACGGCCGCCTTGCAATGCTTGGCTTTGTAGCAGCTGTTGGCGCTTACTGCGTTACTGGTCAAATTATTCCTGGTCTTTTCTAATGGGCAAAGAAGGTCTTTACGCAAACATCCACGCTAAGCGTAAGCGTATTGAAAACGGCAGCGGTGAGAAGATGCGTAAACCTGGCACTTCAGGTGCTCCTACCGCAAAACAATTTAAACAGGCTGCTAAGACAGCTAAGAAAAAGTAGACCTACTCCCGTCATTATTGCGAGTGTAGTGACGGGATAACAGCGTTAGCAATATAAAAGTTCTTTGCTTATGTATTATGATTCCTGTTCTAACTACTTTGTCAGTGATCACCAGTTGGTACGGTCCTGGCTTCCACGGAAGACTCACCGCCAATGGTGAGCGGTACAATCAAAACGGCCTTACTGCAGCGCACAAGACACTCCCGTTTGGAACTAAGCTGAAAGCTTGTTATAAGCGGTGTGCCGTTGTTCGGGTCAATGATCGCGGTCCTTATGCCCATGGTAGGGGACTTGATCTCAGTAAAGGTGCGGCTGATGCTATCGGTCTCACTAGCTCTGGAGTTGGAAGGGTAAAGATAACCCGTCTTAACTAACTTCATTCATGACTGCTATTCTCGCAGCTCCACGCTCTCAGAATACCTGGGAGCGTTTTTGTAGCTGGGTAACCAGCACTAACAATCGTCTTTATGTTGGGTGGTTTGGAGTCCTGATGATTCCTTGCCTGCTTGCAGCAACCACCTGTTTTATTCTTGCATTTGTTGCGGCTCCTCCTGTCGATATTGATGGCATCCGTGAGCCTGTCTCTGGGAGCCTTCTTTATGGAAACAACATCATATCGGGAGCCGTCGTTCCGAGCAGCAATGCCATCGGACTTCACTTCTACCCAATTTGGGAAGCTAGTTCACTTGATGAATGGCTCTAC